CTGCACACGGAGGTTGCCAATCACAACCTGATGTGCTGGCAAGATGGCACATACGATCATGACTACGTGTCCATCTTCGTTGACAACAAGGACAAGTTATGCACACGCAAAGCAGCCAAGCCATCCAGCATGGTGATCGGCTATGGTGGTGGTGTGCGTGGTATCGCAAGTCAGCAACTTGGCAAGCGTACGTGGACTAACTTGGGTACTGAGGATGACCCAATCTGGACACGCATCGCCAGCCCTGACTCTGTGTTCCACGGCACTACCATCACCGAGGAGTTGCATGGCGAGGCATCGTTTTACCTTGCACAGGACTACGAGAAGTCGGTCAAGTCGATTGCACCTTCTGCGATTGCTGTGACTGAGTTCGTTCGTGCATGTGTCAAGGTTGCCAGTGAGCGTGGTGAGGTGATGGAATGGATGTCATCCACTGGTCTGCGTGTGCAGAACAAGCCGACCACCAAGCAGGAACACAACCTTGGTGCGGCTACTTGCTGGTCTGATCGCTCATGCACACAGATCAAGTTCTGGACGTTCACCGATGAGATTGATGAGCGTAAGGCGAAGACTGGTGCTCCACCTATCTTCACTCACACCAAGGATGCTGATCATTGTGCCATCGTTGTGACACAGTGCAAGTCACCTGTCATGCAAACAATCTTCGACTGCTTCGCTGCACCTGCCCCATTCGTGGACAACATGCGTGAGACAGTCAAGTTGGGTGCGTGTGTTCTCATGGAGACACACCCACTCAAGGATCTCTCCGACCGCTACGGCGTACCGTTGCCTGAGATGGGTACGCTGACTGCGGGAGACATCATGGGCAGCGAGTATGCGTTGTCCTGATTCTACCAAAGGGAGAGAGACACACGCCTAAATCTACCGGCGTGGCATTGGTCGGATTGATCACCGATTCAAGCAGCATCGTTCTCGGAAGACCACGATGTATAATTGTAGATGTGCCGTACCCCACAGGCAACAGAACAAAGGTGGGTAGCAGGGATGCGTCTGCTACATCAACGCATACAAACTAAATCTCAAATTGACGAAATGGAAGCCTTGTGTGTCCTTGCCGACCTTGCTGATGTCTTTCTTGAGTAGCAGGGGTGCGTCTGCTCAACTAACGCACACAAACTATGGGGCTAGATAGTGCATGAGAAAACCCCAACAGGTGTAATGTAGACCGTGACCTGCTATCAAAACTACGGCAAGACAAACCATGGAGCAGGGATGCGGCTGCTAGAATCAACGCATACAAACTACGCGTGTGCTTTGTAGTATCAATCGGCAATACACCCGAAGGCTAAACAATCTTCGGGGGCTGCGGGTTCGAGTCCCGCCTGAGCATTTTTTTTTCTTTTCATTTATCCATTGGGGATGTAATGAAGAATACGTCTAGGTCTGTTTATTTTGGAGAGACTATGATTGCGAGAAACCCTAACGAAACATTCTGCTATACCTGCACAGGTGATGCGGAGCATCTTATTACTCAAGAGGTACATCTCATTGCGGGAAACTATTTCTTTTGCAGCAAGGTCAAGCGACCTGAAGATGGCAATTCTGAAACCATGATCTTTCAATGCACCGAATCAGGCTCAGTCACGAACTGGTGTGAGGAGTGGTGCGACCTTTCAGATAAAGAGTTACGCGAAGTTGTAAAAGACTTTGCACAAGATTTGTTGAACCCAGAGAACAAGGAGAATCACGATGGCTGATATTAGTTTTGATCATGATGAGTTGCGAGATATCGCATACGGAATCAAAGATGATCTGTTGCAAGAACTCAAAGATGAGGTGACAGATCAGATTGAGAATGAGATCTCGTACGCTAAGTCAGATATCTTAGACGATGTTGATTATAAAATCTCATCAGGTGTGGACATGGACTACGAACCCGTGCTTGATCAAGTGAACGACGCTTTGAAAAGCGATTGCTGCACTAAGGTTGATGACTTTATCAACGGGATTATTGATTGCATTGCTACACGCAAGGCAGATTTCTTCAACGCTTTGACACGTAAGATGTTCAAGGATGTTGAGGAGTATAGAGAACTTGGTCGAAACAAACAAGAGCGAATCAAGGAACTTGAAGAAGAAATTCTTAGACTCAAGAAACTAATGTTGTGTGAAGCGGAGGATTGTCCCTCGCCTCATGATCCAGATAATTGCACTAAAGATGAAGATTGTGCAAGAAAAGATAATCACGCGTAAAGAAAATAAATTATGCCACATAACCGCACAATCTACTGTGCAGATGGAGAACAAATGCCTAACTGGTGTATGAATGACGTAAGTATGCACGGATCAAAAGAGCATATGAAACTTTTCCTTTCAGAGTTCTGCGATGAAGATCCAAGTGGTACAGGTAGGTATCGCTTGGTCTATCAGAAGATATCTCCTGTAGGTGAGTATGATAAGGATGAAACTAACTTCAACCAGATTCAGGCTCAGTCCGAAGCATGGGGATGCAAATGGGACATGTCCGACTATGCATTCGTAATCGAAGAAGAAACTTGGAACGATAAAGAATACATAAACCTTGAGGGTAGTTATGATACACCTTGGGGTCCACCTCATGTGATCTATGATAAACTTGTAGAGATTATTGAAGAACGTGATTGGGCTATTGAGATTGATGAATGGTTCTACAAAGAACCCGGCATGCGATTCGCAGGATGGTTGCCGGAATGAAGTATTATCATCACGTCACACTGGATGAATCAACTGCTAAGCATGGTTCATGTGAAGATGTTCGCTTTTGTTTTCTAGAAGATGTCGCACCTAAAATTCGTTCGATTGATATCCCACGTATTATCAAACGTTTAGAATACTATTATGAGTCATATCAAATCTTAGAACAGGAACACTGGGACAAGATGAAACACAATCATGGAGACGATGAATGAATTACGAAGAATACTGGCGTGACTTGTGCATTGCTATCAAGTCTGATGATCAAAGTGCAATTCAAGATCATGTTGAAGCGTATAATCAACAGTTGAAAAATGAAGAAGATGCTGCTAATTCTACCAATAGGGGAACATACGAATTGTTGGAGGATTGATGCGAGAATTAGAACGAAAACTAGAAGATGCGTTAGAGTTTTCTCTTTATAAAGAACTCAACGATACCACGGGTGAGATCGAAGGTCTTCACCCGATGGTGAAAACTAAAATGTATACTGTTGTTATTGAGCACAACGCTGCTGAAGAACAATGGTTTGAGACAAAGTATCATGGCGACCATCCCAAACTAGACATTGAATATGGTGGGTGGATGGCTTCGCTCAAGAGTTGTAAGTACAATGATGTGTATGATTACTACTACTTGGAATACTTTGTTCAAGGTTATGCAACTAATTCAAACTAATTAGAGGATACCGAAATCCTGTAGGTAGGTAGTAGTGGTTCGGTTGAGGCATACATATCGCCAAGAGTAAAAAGTGTGACAGGTCTTAGTCATAGTCCCCTGTGACTAAGATCATTATGGCTAAGAAAATTGTACACAAAGACGAATTACTTTCGTGGCAAGAAATTGCCGACATCTTGAATAAAAAATATAAAGAGAATACTACTAAGCAATGTTATCATCAAAGGTTCTTACGTATCTTAGAAAAACTGAGAATCAAATTACTTGAAGACATTGACGTTGCGAGGGAAGTATTACCTGAGAACGATGAGTTCTTTGAGGAACCTAATGAATACGAATATGATTCCGGTCTTTACGGGGGCAGAGAATGATTGGTTCTAAACTTGTATATCGTAACGGCAAAGTAGGAGTCGTTGAAAATACATACCTGATTGGCGACGATGCTATGTTAGTGTATGTTGTATTTGAAATTGACACAGGCTCACGAGTCTATGTCACTGAATCAGAAGTAGACAAGGTTGTAGTTGATGGCTGAAGAACACGGCGAATATAAATTCAATCGCGAACAGCGAAGAAGATTGGAGAATCGTAGGGCAGGTGCTCACGAGCACAACAGAATGGGAAGAGGTTATTCTCTACCTGATTGGCAACCTTACAACCACAATCAAAACCATGAGAATGGTAAAGGTGATTTGGAAAGACCGTCAAGTATATCTGAAGAAGAAAAAGAGTTACGTTGGGAACTAGCCTTTGGAAAAATTACAGAGGAAGAGTTCGCGGAGAGAATGGAGAAACTAAATGGCTAGACGTTTATGGGCTATTTGGGATTTACTTTTGAAGGGATGGTATGTTGATGAACAACTCGAAGAAGAATCTGATTTCGATGAGATAGATCCTATGGTGTTCAAAGACAAAAGCCAAGCCTTAGTTTATGTAGATGATTTGAATTATGATCAGGGGGTATCAAGGTTTACTGTGAAACAATACTCAAAGGAGAATAAAATTGAGTCATGAAATGTATGAGAATGATCACGCTGCTTACAGCAAGAAGCCTGCATGGCACGGCTTGGGTACTGTAGTAGAAGACATTATGAATCCACATGAAGCACTGAGAATTTCTAAACTCGACTGGGATATTATTCCATCGTTTGAAGTTACTGCTTCATATATGAAAGAAGATGGCAGCGTAGCCTATGCTAACGCCAGTAACAAAGTTGCTAACATTCGTTCAGATGATGGCACTGTTGTTGGTATGGTTAGCAAAGACTATCAAGCACTTCAGAACAGAGAACTTGCAGAGATTGCTTATGCTATCTCAGGCGAAGATACCAAAGTAGAAACAATGGGTTCTTTGCGTGGCGGTTCCCGTGTCTATTGCTCTATTGCAATGGATGATTTTGCTACGCCTTATTGTGATGATGATGTAGTCAATACATACCTGCTCTTGTGTAATGGACATGATGGTATGCTTGCCTTCTCCGCATTGCCCACAAGTATTCGTGTGGTATGCGAGAACACATTGAACATGGCACTTCGTTCTGGTGCTCGTAGCATGATTCGTATTACTCACAATGGAAATATGTTTGAGAAGATTCAACAGGCTAAGCAAGCAGTCAGCGAATTCAATCGTGTTCGTATGAACTTTACTGGCACTGTTGCAGAACTGTCTGATAAGAAAATGTCCTTGGAAGAGATTCAAAGATTCTGGACAGACATGTACGCTCAGCTTGAGGAACCTATTCCTACTGATGATGTTGAAGGTCGTGCTCGTGCCATGAATGTGATTAGCAACTGGTCCGAAACCTTTGATCGTGAGTACGATGTAGCAGGTCCAACTGCATGGAACGCAGCAAATTCTATTACTAACTGGGTGCAGCATAAGGTTGCACGTAGAGGACGTAAGTCTTCTACTGAGAGCAAGTTTAGTAGCAATCTCTTTGGGAAGAACGCAGATCAATCTATCAAGGTTATGAAATCTGCTCTTGCGTTTGCCTGATGAGTGAAGATCACGACGTTCTTCTGGTGCTGCTGGAAGAAAATGATAACAATAATGTTTATCTTAGCGAAGGACTGGAAATAGATTCAGAGTCGCTTACCCTAATTGAATCCAACTAAGGTTGGGTATATAGTAGATGGGAGAGTATATGCTCTGGAACACCTTGTCTAAAGAAGAACAAGATAAAAGATTACAAGCACAATCTAAAATGGAGAAAGAATCTTTTCAATATGGTATTCAAAAGTATTGGAAAGAATATGATCGCTCTCCTGATGAGGGAATACCTGAGCAGCAACTGCTGGATCAGGTGGTCATGGAGTTATCTCCCCACTATCAGGAATGGATTGATAAACTCTGTTCTAATCCACGCAGCCCCGAATGGCTGATGCCCTTGCTAGCCTTGGGTGCAGACAAGATGGCTGATCTTACCGTGAGAACGCTAATGCGTGAGTGGTTGATTAGCAACATCTGGAATGAGAGCAGGGAGGCGGGGTTCCTAAACCCTGCCTTCCCTCTCCCTACTGCACAGCGTATCGCAAACTGTATTGCTAAAGAAACTATTAGCATCATTGCATACAATCAAACAAGGGAAGATTTCAGGGACGATTGGAGAAGACAGTCTAAGTTTGTAAAGAACTGGACACCGCAAAGATGTAAAGCGTTTGCTGATAAGTTAGGTAAAATTAAAGATGATACCTATAGTTTATCACAACGTCAAGACTTTGGACACCACATGGTTCGAATTGCTCAAGCATCTGGTGTGGTTGAGTCTTACATTCAAAGATATAAAGGTGGGAAAAAATGGAAGAAACGTTTGTTCATTGGTTTCTCTTCGCATATCTTAGAAAGATTGCATGAGAAACACAAAGAATTAGAGACAAAGTTTCTTGTCTACAGACCAATGGTTTGTCCGCCTGTACCACATGAACTTGGTAAAAGTGGTGGCTATTTGAACAAAGATATCCGCAAAGAAATGGTACAAAGATTTGTATCTGATTACGATCACGGTGTCTTACAAGATCAAAAGTATTCACAGCCCGGAACTTTAGTTATCAAGGGGCTGAATGCTATGATGAATACCGAATGGTGTATCAATCATAAGGTATTGGATGTCATGACTAAGTTGTTTGAGAATGATACTCGATTAGCAAACCTTCCTCCGTTCTCGTTTGAAACCTTTATGTTTAATGATGAGTTTCCTGTTGATGGATCTCAAGAAGAGAAAGCAAAATGGTGTAGCCTACGAGAAGAGTGTTGGGGCAACTGGTTCAAAAGTGAGCAATCAAGAAATAGAATGCTTGTTCGCCTTGCTCTTGCAAACAAACTTGCCAAGTATGATTTCTGGTACATGCCATACACCTTAGACTTCAGAGGTAGAGCGTATTCAATATGTGAATTACTTTCATGTCAAGGCTCTGACTTTGATAGAGGTCTTATTCAGTTTGCCAACCCAATGAAACAAAACAAGGAAGGACTGTACTGGTTAAAGGTACACACCGCAAACTTGTTTGATCAAGACAAACTTTCATTTGACGATAGAGTAAAGTGGGTAGATGATAACTGGGATATGCTTGAACGCATTAGTAAAGATCCTTTTGAAAACAAAGAGTGGGTAAGTGATAAGGTGAAAAAGAATCCATCTTTTCAAAGACTCGCTGCTGTGTTTGATCTTATGCGTGATGATGGCATGACTCAGATTCCTGTTAACATGGACGGTAAATGCAACGGTTCGCAGCACTGGTCTGCCATCATGGGCGATGAGCTTATCGCATTGCTTACAAACGTATTGCCCTCAGAAGAACCACAAGATTTGTATCAGTATGTAGCCAACAAAACTACAGAGTATTGCAAACGTAACATCGCAGAGAATGATTGGTTCGGTGAGTTTCTAGCATACTGGCACGAGGGTATTACTCGTGGAGTATTGAAGCGACCTACCATGTGTGATAGTTATGGACTGACTTTCTATGGCATACAAAAGTATGTAAAGGTAGAGGGTCATCTTGATTGGATTCCTAAGGAACAATTAGGTGGTGCAGTTGTAGAACTAGCACGAGCAATCAAGGCAGGACTAGAAGAAACTCTAACTAAACCTAATGTTGGTAAGGAATATCTAAAAGAGATTGCTAATATATCTAGTCAATTGAATCAACACCTTGTATTCACAGCACCGTCTGGATTCAAAATGGTTCATGCATACTTCAAACCCATTAGGAGAAGAAGCCTAGCAGCACTATTCAATCACAAAGAGTTATCTTTCTCTACGTTTAGTTCAAAAGATGTAGACAAGAAAGCGGTTGAGCAGGCTATACCACCTAACTTTATTCATGCTTTGGATGCAAGTCACATGTTCTGCACAGTGGCTAAGTTGATTACCTTTGGGTATGAAGACTTCTCTATGGTTCATGACTCTTATGGTTGTCATGCACCTCTTGTGCCTATCATGCGTAATGTAATCAAAGATGAGTTCTATAAAATGCACAAGGAAAATCAACTTGAAAACTTCAAACAAGAAAATGAATCTAACCTCGCGGTCTGTCTGCCGGACATCCCACAGAGGGGAGAACTCAGAACCGAACGAGTTCTTGAGTCAAATTATTTCTTCGCCTAAAATTGTATACATTCAATGGTATGATGCTATTACAACAGGAGATGCAGGCTGGACACCTGCTGATGATATCGAAGACTTAATTCATTTAGAACCACCCGTTATGCATACAGTAGGTATCGTCTTAAACGATAGTCCATCTTACATTACACTAACGGACACAGTGGGTCCAGATGAGACTGCTTCCGTTCATACCATTCCAAAGTGTATGGTTAAACGGTTACAATATATTGATAATTATATTCAAGGGGGGACCGATTTATGACTTCATCATTTATCGTACAATCAGAACATGACATGGACCGAGTGATCTCGGATGCAATCCAGATGTCAAAAGATATTCAAGATATCAAAAAGATGCGGATCAGTTTTCCCACTGACCAACTTGCAGAAATTTTCCTTGAGAATCTAGCAGGAAAATTTATAGAAGCAGGTATTCCGTTTGAGAATAATTTGGAAGTTACTATTGTTTTGCCCAAAGATGAGGAGAACGATGCTTAGTTCTACCAAAGGGAGATAGATATGTTAGAAAAGTTTTACAAAGAGAACCCCGGAAAATTACTTAACGGTAAAGTGTACAACGCAAAAGAAGACAACACACTGAACAGTCTTCAAGTTGCACACATGAAAAAAGAAATTAATCTGTATGCTCCAGTCGAAGCGTATACTGAGAAGTGGTCACACAGATTCAACAAAGAAACTGAACAGTTTATTGAAGCCCATCCTGTTTCAGGCACAAGGAAGAGAAACGATCTTCCGCCCATTGCTGCACAGTGGCAGCAGGAATTTAGAAAGAGGAACAAAAATGGCAAGAGTTCTGGTCGTAGGTGATATACACTTACCCGCAGAAGATCCTGACTACTACGACTTTATCAAGAGAGTAAAGCGTAAATACAAAACGGATGAATGCGTATTAATTGGTGATGTTGTAGATCACAATGCGATTTCGTTTCACGCTAAAGATCCAGAAGCACCTTCCGCTATGGAAGAACATGCAAAGATTAAGCAAGGTATTCAGAAGTGGAAGCGTCTGTTTCCTAATGCTAATGTATGTATTGGTAATCATGATGAAAGAGTTCATCGTATTGCTAAAGGTGCAGGTATTCCACCGTGCTACTTTAAAGAGTACAATGAGTTGTGGAATACTAAATGGTTCTGGGACTACACACATAACATTGATGGTGTAGTTTACACACATGGTACTGGAAGAAGCGGAGCGAACGCCGCAAGTACCGCTGCCTCTAAGCAAGGACAATCCTTTGTGATGGGGCATTTACATTCGAGTGCTGGTATTGAAATGCATAGTACTCAATACGGCAAGCCTGTGTTTGGGATGCAGGTTGGCTGTGGCGTAGACATGAATCACGTGGCTATGCGATACGGTAAGAACTTCCTTAAGCAGCCAGTGTTGTCTGCTGGAGTTGTTATTGATGGACATCCCTACCTAGAGTTTATGGAGATTTGATTTTATGACTGAACAAAATGAGTCATTTGAAGAAGCATCGTTGCCTCCCGGTATCAAAACCGAGGCTGTTATCATGATGCTTTCCAACATCAGTACTGCATTGAATGAGATCTGTTCTGGTATTAATAATACCGTCACTCAAATTCTTGCAGAAGGAACCAAAGTTCAAGGAGAATTAGAAAATGCCGAACAAGGTGAGTAATTTCTTTACTGGAGATGTGGAAGTCAAGTGGTCACACTTGCATAAGCCAGACGATAAGTTTGGTGCGGACACATCTAATCACAACATTACAGTTGTAGTTGACTCTGATCTTCGTGCCAAGATGGACGAAATCCAACAAACGCTTGGTGCTAAGAAGATCAATGGTATGCGAGAAGACGATGGCGTTACGCTTCTGAAAGCAAAGACTAAGACTTATGCTAAGAAGAACGTAAGCGTGTTCCCTTGTGTTGATGCTAAGGCTAACTCAACCGAGGCTGTTCCCTTCGGTGGAGACAAGGTTCGTCTTAAGCTTGCACCCATTATGATTGATCGTGATAACTCATTGTCATTCTTCCTTAATGGTGTTCAGATTATTGAGAAGAATGATTCACCGGCTGCTGCCAGTGGCTTTGAAGCCACCGATGGTTTCGATGGATCGAGTTATCAGGCTACTCATGAGAGCCAAACGGAAGAGATTCCGAACCAACAAGAGGACGATATCCCATTCTAAGGAGCACACCATGTTTGAATGGGAGTTCCCTATCAATCCCGTTGCTGCCAGTAGACCTAGAGTTTCAAGACATGGTGCCTACTTTACAGGACCATACAAGAAATTCAAAGTTGATTGTGCAGAAGTAGTGTTTGATATCTTGGGTGAAGATTTTGAAATGATTTCATCACCCGTCCATGTTGATCTGGAACTGTATGTTACTAGACCGAAAACTACAAAGTTGATCCAACCAAAAGCTGACATTGATAACTATATCAAAGCTGTCTTTGATGTTATGAATGGTAAGTTATGGGTTGACGATACGCAAGTGCGGTCTTTATACGCTAACAAACAGTGGGCTTCACCAGACCAGCCGGGATATTTTACTCTTGGGTTAAGTGAAGTGGAGTAATCCGCTTGGGGGTATGGTTTGCCCTGCCCCCACACTTGGCTCCGTAGCCCAATGGCAGAGGCAGAGGACTTAAAATCCTTCCAGTATGGGTTCGAGTCCCATCGGAGCTATTTAGCTTTCGTAGCTCAATTGGATAGAGCAACTGCCTTCTAAGCAGTAGGTTGCAAGTTCGAGTCTTGCCGAGAGCGTTGGAGATTTTTATGAAAGAGATGATAGATGATGGCTATGTTGTCCGAAGAGAACAGTGTCCTAAGTGTGCAGCACAGGGAAGAGACAACTCTTGTGATAACCTAGCAGTTTACAATGATGGTCATGCATACTGCTATGCATGTGCCTATTACAAAAAAGGTGATGCAACAAATATGGAAGTCAAAGTGGAAAAGCAATTTAAAACTTATGAGGGTGCTGTTGTTCCCCTCAAGGAAAGAGGTATCACAGAAGATACTGCCCGTCGCTATGGGTATGAAGTGGCAAACATTAATAACAAACGTGTTGAGATTGCTAACTTCTATCAAGATGGTAGGCTTGTGGCACAACATCTTCGTGGTCCAAACAAACAGTTCCATTGGAACGGTAACTCAAGAGGCGTGACTCTTTGGGGTCAACACTTATGGAAACCCGGAGGTAAGAAACTTTACATTACCGAGGGTGAATATGATTGTATGACTGTGAACCAATTGCTTGGCGGCAAGTGGTGTGCTGTCTCTCTGCCGAATGGTGCAGCGGGTGCAGTCAGAGCAGTCAAAGATAACTTAGAATTTGTTTCTAGTTTTGATGATGTGATTCTTGTGTTTGATCAAGACGAGGCGGGTAAGGCTGCTGCTGTTAATGTCGCAGAGTTGTTACCTCCGGGCAAAGCTAAGATTGCTGTGCTTCCGTACAAAGATGCGAACGAATGCTTGGTCAAGGGTGCGGGTCAAGAAGTTGTCAATGCTGTGTGGCAGGCTGCTGAGTATTCTCCCGATGAGATTGTACACGTATCAAAGATTCAAGAAGATAAAGATATAGTTGAATCAAGAGTGTATCCTTTCCCTTTCAACAGTTTGACTGAGTTCTTGATCGGTCAACGATCAGGCGAGATCAGTTTGTGGTGTTCAGGTACTGGCTCAGGTAAGTCTACTATTCTGCGTGAGCTTATGTATCATCACCTAGAAGAAGGTAGAAGCGTGGGTGCTATCATGCTAGAAGAATCACCACAAGAAACAATGGATGATATGATCTCTCTCATTCTTAACAAGCCTGTTCGTAGTATCAAGGCGGGTAGAATGTTGAATCAACTCAGAGAACAGATGGGTAAAGACCCTATTCACATGGAGGTAATTGATGATCTCACTGATGAAGAGTATGCAGATGCTCGTAAGCAATTGTCTGAAACATCTTTCTACATTTATGATCACTTGGGTAACAACGGACTCAAGAATCTATGCGCTCGTATCGAGTTCATGGCGGTATCGCTTGGGGTGGATGTTATTGTACTTGATCATATTACTGCTGCTGCTACCGGTTTGATGGGTGATATTACAGACTTTGATGGAGGTAACTCTGAACGTCTGCTGATTGATAACATTATGAAAGAACTAAGATCACTCGTATCTAGAACAGGAGTACGTATTGATGTTGTGTCACAACTTAAGAAGAGCAGCAAAGCATTTGAGGAAGGTGATCGTATCACGCTTCAGGATCTTCGTGGTTCTGGTAGTCTGGCTTCCGTTCCTAATGTTGTTCTTAGTCTTGAGCGTGATCGACAAAATCCTGACGAGAGAACGGCGAACACCACTATGGTTCGAGTGCTGAAGAATCGTTTGACGGGTCGTGCTGGTGTTGCCACCGCTTTGTATTTCAATCGAATGACTGGACGGTTGGATGAGATAGACTTTGCTATTAATGAATCCGGTCAAACAAGTTTTGAACCTGTGGAGTAATTATGGATTTAGAAAGTGATGTACATGAAGAAACACCTGACTTGCCTAACCCTACGTTAGAATTAATTTCACCAGATAGTTTTACTGGCGTGGATCAAGACTTAACACAGCTTGCCGATGGCGTACACAGTGTTAGGTTTCAACAGAACGGAAAGGCAGTTTCGTCTAGTGTATTAATTAAAAGAAGTCTAAGTGATATTACAGTCTCTTATTCTTTAGATGGTGTAGGTTATGAATCAATCATGAAACCTAACGGTGTATCATATACAACAATATCTACACCAAGAGGCGAAGGACTGCCGCCTATTAGAACAGTAGTTAAAACTAGTTGGAGATATACAAAGAACCGATAAGGAGATCCCCATGAACCGGATCGTATTTGACATCGAAGCAAATGGATTACATGAAATTATACTAAACAAAAAGGGAGAAGCAAAGCCAGAGGTATCTCGTGTGCATTGTCTTGTGCTTCTTGATTGTGATACACAAGAAATTAAAACGTTTGGTCCCTGTGAAATTGATGAGGGTGTAAAGATTCTTGCCAAGGCAGATCAAATCATTGGACATAATGTAATTGGTTATGATATCCCTGTGCTGAATAGATTGTATGGCGGTATCAACCCACAAAAAGCATTAGATACTCTCATCATTTCTCGTATGATGTACCCTGACAAGAGCCAGCATCCCTTGGGTGGTAACTCTCTTGATGATTGGGGTAAGCATCTTGGTGTTTACAAACAACAGTATGACATGGGATGGGATGCGTTTAGTCAGACCATGCTAGACTACTGTATTCAAGATGTGAAAGTATCCTATGAGATATACAAAAGTCAGCAACAGTTTGTAAAAGAGAATAACAAGAGTGTTAAACTCGAACACATTATTTCAAACATTATTGCAAAGCAAACAGAGACAGGGTTTAACTTCGACATAGAAAAAGCTGAAGCATTAAGCCATGAGCTAGAGCAATCAAAACTTAAGACC